AGGGCTGATTTTCACAAATACCCTCTTATACATAAGATAAAGAGAAATAGGAGGGTTCATGGGACAGCCAAATTCCAGACAATCACTAAAAGACTACTGCCTGAGAAGGCTGGGATATCCTGTTATTCAGATAAATGTTGATGACGAACAACTAGAAGACAGACTTGACGATGCCCTTCAATTCTTTGCCGAATACCATTTTGATGGTGTTGAGAGAATGTTTTTCCCATATCAGGTAACTCAAACAGACATAGACAATCAGTATATTTCTACAGCAAATATCAATAATAGCATTATTAGTATATTAAGAGTATTTCCCTTTAGTGAAAGTGGATCTGCTGCATCAAATATGTTTAATGCAAGATACCAAATGCATCTTCAAGATTATTTTGGTTTGAGAAATGGTTCTTTTAATCTTGCCTACTATGATATTGCACAGCAATATGTTTCTCTTGTTCAACAGTACTTGGAACCAGAAAAGGCATTCACTTTTAGTAGAGTTACAAATAAATTGAGACTTGATACAAATTGGAGCGAAGTTCTTTCATCGGGGCAATATCTTATGATAGAAGCCTATGTTGTGCTAGATCCAGAGCAATACACTGAAATATACAATGATAGATTGCTCAAAGAGTACACAACATCTCTTATCAAAAGACAATGGGGACAAAACTTATCAAAATTCTCTGGTGTGTTTCTTCCAGGCGGTGTGCAGTTTGATGGTATGAAAGTCGCAGAAGAGGCACAAACCGCTATTGATAAAATAGAAGAGCAGGTTCAAGCAAAATATGAATTGCCTCCTGACTTTATGGTGGGATAATGGCAAAGAATTCTTATTTCAACTACAGAGACTCTGAACGGCGTCTGATGGAAGACCTCGCAATAGAAGCCATAAAGATATATGGAGAAGATTTCACATATATCGTTAGAGAGTCTATATCTAGAGATGATATTCTCGGAGAAGACAAAAATTCCAAATTCAAAGACTCTGCAACAGTTGAAATGTTTGTAAAGAATTACGAAGGAAGAGAGGGTAGCAATGTCTACTCTAGATTTGGAATTGAACTCAAAGATAGAATGATATTAACGGTATCTAAAAGAAGATTTGAAGATGTTGTCTCTTCTTTGTATAACGATGTAAAGCGTCCAAGAGAAGGAGATCTTATATACGCTCCAAAGTTTGGAAGACATCTTATGGAGATTATATTTGTTGAAGAACAGGTTCCTTACTTTCAAGGAAATCAACTTGCTTGCTATGAAATAACTACTCAAACATTCAAGTTTGAAATGGAAAGCATTGAAACAGGCATAACAGAGATTGACACAATTCAAGACGAAGCAGAAGAAAAACTCACCTATATTGATATCAGTGGAGTTTATGGGTCTTTCTTGGCAAACGAAACTGTTTATGTTGGAGCAACTCTCTCCGATGCATCATTTACTGCAACAGTTACAAACTGGTCAAGTCAGTCTCCAAACACACTATATCTCAAAGATGTTTCTGGCAGCGTAACAGGAATAATAGCGTCAGTTATCAAAGGCACAGAGTCTGGTGCAACGGCTAATGTTGATGCAAATCTTGGAAATACAGCAAATTACATAACCACAGATCCTTTTGGCTCAAATGATGTCATAAGAAGAGAGTCTAGAACTATTATTGATTTCTCTGAAGTAGATCCATTCTCGGAAGGTAACTACTAATGTTTGGATATTTCTATCACGGAACAATAAGAAAATATGTTGTTGCTTTTGGAAGCATATTCAACAACATCTCTATTGCCAGAACTCAAGAGAATGGAGAGGTAAGGAAATACAGAATTCCTCTTGCATATGGAACAAAAGATCACTATATCAGCCAGTTGTCGGCAAATCCAGCAACCATAGCCGATGAAAATAATGATTTGAAAGTTTATACCTTTCTTCCTCGTATGTCTTTTCAGATTGACAATATGACATATGACACAACAAGAAAAAGAAACACACTTTCAAAAACAAAAATATTTGAACCAACATCCGATTCTCTTTCATATTCTTATGCCGAAGTTCCATATAACATAGAATTCACTTTGAGTATTTTGACTCGAAAAATGGAAGATGGCTTGCAGATAATCGAACAGATACTGCCATATTTTTCTCCTGAATTTACAGTTTCTCTTGATCTTGGAGACTTTGCCAAGGGCATTGATGTACCAATAACTTTGAGTTCTTTTAGTCAAACAATAGAACATGAAGGCGATTTAGATGGAGCAGATGTGAGAATATGCACATGGGAATTGCGATTCAATATGAGAGCATATCTCTACGGTCCAACAAAGAGCAGTTCTGTAATCAAACAGGCTATAGCACAGTTCTTCGATAAAGACAATGAGTACAGAATAGAGGCTCTCCGTGTTACAGCAACAGGAGGAACAGGAAGCAGCGGCACAGGAACAGGTGCTACACTTGATCCACGCTACTATGGATTCCAGTTTGAAATATTCGGAGGAACTGCAACTGACGCTGATATCTTTGGTTGAGAAATGAGGTTATTATGGAAGAAAATGACATACCCCAAGAAGAGAAAATCTCTAAAAAGTTAGACATACCATTTGTCCCACAGCAGGGACAGATAAAGGTTGTAGCACCTGACATCAGTGCAATCGAAGCAGGAAAACAGATTGATGACATAGATCTCAAGAAGGACTATCTTACTGTAAGAAAGAACCTTCGTGAAATACTCATGTCTGGTGCAGATGCAATAGATTCTGTTCTTACTGTTGCTAAAGAGAGCGATTCTCCCCGTGCATATGAAGTAGCGGCTCAACTCATAAAAGCAGTTGCAGATGTAAACAAAGATCTGTTGGAAATACACCACAAGGTAAAAACAATAGAGAGCGGAGAAGGTGGTGGACAAAAGGCAACATCTATCACAAATAACTCTATATTTGTTGGAAGCACCAAAGATCTACAGGCTGTACTCAAAGAACGGTACAAAGAACTCATGGCAACAAAAGTCGTAGAGAATGAAGCAAATCGTGAAAAGGAAATAACTGATGACGGACAGACTTGACAAAGGAGCATATCTCGGTAATCCAAACCTCAAAGCAGCAAATGTTCCTGTCGAATTTACCGAAGAACAGATTGGGGAATACCTTCGTTGCTCGGAAGATCCTGTTTACTTCATAAAGAATTATGTAAAGATTGTCAATCTTAACGAAGGTTTGGTTCCTTTTGAACTGTATGAGTTTCAGGAGAGATTTGTCAAAACCATCCACAACAACCGATTCACTATTTCAAAGTTTCCCCGTCAGAGTGGTAAGTCAACAACAGTTATTGCCTATATTCTCCACACAGTTCTTTTCAATCCTAATCAAAATGTAGCCATTCTTGCAAACAAATTGGCTACAGCCCGTGAACTGTTACACAGGTTGAAACTTGCGTATGAACACCTACCAAGATGGCTACAACAGGGTGTATTGAGTTGGAACAAAGGTTCAATTGAACTTGAAAACGGGTCAAAGATTCTGGCTTCTGCAACATCATCTTCTGCTGTCCGTGGTAATTCTTTCAATCTCATTCTGCTTGACGAGTTTGCCTATGTTCCATTCAACATAGCAGACGAGTTCTTCTCCTCTGTATATCCGACGATTTCTTCAGGAAAAAGCACTAAAGTCATAATTGTATCCACTCCAAAGGGTATGAATATGTACTACAAGTTGTGGACGGATGCGGTAAACAAGAGAAACGACTATGTTCCCGTTGAGGTGTTTTGGGACGAAGTGCCTGGTCGTGATGAGGAATGGAAGGCTCAAACGATCAAGAACACATCGGAAGAACAGTTTCGAACAGAATTCGAGTGCGATTTCGTTGGCTCGGTACATACACTAATATCTTCCAAAAAACTTAAGACCCTTACATTCGTTAATCCGCTTTACAAGAACGAAGAGGGATTCAAGGTCTACGAAAAAGCAAAGCCCAATCATCAGTATATACTGATAGCGGACACATCCCGTGGTACAGGAAACGACTACCATGCTTTCACGGTTATAGACCTCACAGAAGCACCGTATCGTGTCGTTGCAACCTTTAGAAACAACCTTATGCCCCCTTCAATGTATCCTATGGCTATCGTATCAGCAGCCAAGCAATTCAACAATGCTATGGTTTTGGTTGAACTAAATGATATCGGAGGACAGGTTGCTGATATTATCCACGAAGAATTTGAGTACGATGGTTTGATGAGCACTTCTGTAAAGGGAAGAAAAGGACAAGTGCTTGACGGAGGTTTTAATGCACAGAACCAACAGCGTGGTGTAAAGACCACCGAAGTTGTAAAGCGTGTAGGCTGTACAACTCTCAAAGGACTAATTGAGCAAGAAAAACTTGTAATCGAAGACTATGACCTTGTAAAGGAGTTATTTTCTTTTGTTTCAAAGAA